AAAAAATAAACAATTAAGTGCATCCGTTGACAGGCTTACGGCAAAAAATAAACAGTTGGCAGCTTCCCATGCTGCGGCTGCCGGAGCTACGGCCAAGTCAAGAAAGAATTTGGTAACTTTTGTACGTACAGTTGCATCTACTGCTGCCACGTTGATGATTTTAGACCGCGCTATCCAAGAAGTCAGCGCTGCAATGAGTGTTGGTATTGAGTTTGAACAACGTATAGCCGAAGTAAGGGCAATCGCAAGGGCAACAGTTCAGGAATTTGGAGCCATAGCCAAAGCAGCACGAAAGGCTGGCACAGAAACAATATGGAGTGCTTCAGAAGCAGCTGATGCCCTTAGATTTCTGGCTCGTGCTGGTTTTACGGTTGCAGAGTCAGTGAAGGCACTTTCAGACACACTAGCCATTGCACAGATAGGTGAATTAGAACTTGGTAGGGCTACAGACATAGTAAGCGATAGTCTTCGTGCATTTAACTTAGATGTTGACCAATTAACAAGAGTAGTTGATGTTTTTACTGGAACCATTACAAGAACAAACACAGATGTTGAAATGATGGCAGATGCCATGAAGTTTGCTGCACCTATAGCAGCACAGTTGGGATATACGATTGAAGAGACATCAGCCATGATTGGAATCCTTTCTCAGTCGGGTATCAAAGCTGGTATCGCTGGTCGTGGAATGCAGATGGCGTTTATAAAGACAGCGGGAGCCGCTAAAAGATTGGGACTCTCTGTAGATTCAGACCTTATAGACGTGTTAAGAGAACTTAATACTCAGCAAATAAGTGTAAACGAAATTTCAGAGATGTTTGGTGTTAGGGCGTTAAAGTCTGTTCTTGTATTAAAAAGCAACGTTGACCAGTATGAAAAACTTGAAAAAACTCTGCAAAATGTTAATGGGGAAAGTAAGCGGTATGTAGATGGATTGTTAACCGTTGATGTTGCTGTTAAGAAATTTGTTTCCATAATTAAAGAATCACTGATAGGGGTTTTTAATGAATACAGAGATACGCTTTGGAATAACCTTGTTAGTGCAACTGCATGGATTAAAGACCACAAAGATAGCATAATTAGTACATCTAAGGCAATGGTAACATTCGCAAAGTATGCTGGAAAGCTTGCCGGTGCGTTTCTTCTATGGAAGGGTACAATGAAGTTGCTGAATTGGGAATTGGCACTTTTCCAGACTCATATGGTTAGAGTTGCGTATATGGCAAAAATGGGGGTTAGCCTAAAGGCAGCTGGCGTTGGTGCTGGTTTTTTTGCTACAGGAATTAGAAGTATTGGTGCAGCATTAGCAGCCATTCCAGTTGTTGGGTGGGCTTTACTAGCCGCGTTTGCAGCTAAGGAAGCTTTAAACATATTCATAAAATATGATGAAGATAAACAAGAACGAGAGCGAATACAAAGTGAAATTGACCAGATGTCAAACCTCACAGTTCCAGTATTTATTAAACTATTAAGAAAAAACCCAAGATTTTACGATGAACAAATTGTTGAATTTCAAGGTTTTGTAGCCGAGCAAAAGAGTATCATAGAAAAGGCAAACAAGGTACTTGAGGAGGCTAAAGCAGTAGATACAAGCCTCGACTTTGGAGAGGGAGAAGCATTGCCGACTCAATACTCTGAAGACATAGTGGCTGCTGGAGTTATAGACAAGTCTACTGCTAAAATAAAAAAGGCAAACGCTGAACTTAAAAGATTAGAGGGTTTATTAGCTAAAATTAAGATTGCCCAAGATGTTCTGTCTGGTGCTTTTGAAAAAGACACGAAAGATTTTTGGCAGTTCAAAAAGGCAGAAGCGGAAGCTGAAGAGGCACGTCTGCTTAGGATTAAGCAAACCGAAGACCTCATTACTGATATGTCCAAGAATACTGCGGTTGCTAGATGGAAAATTCAGAAAGATTACACAGAGCAGATTACTGAAGAAATAATGGACAAATATCCACGAGCAGAAAAGGCAGTACAAGATGAGATTATAAAAATATTGCTTCAGTCTAAAATGAAAGAGTTCGATTTAGAAGTAAAAGCTGGAGACGAAATTCTAGCCTTAAAGCAGGCGCAACTTGACCAACTATCTAAATGGGATAAAGCAAATAGCGAGACTCGCTTAAAACTATATGAAGACTATAGCAACAAATTACGTATAATCCAAATAGGGGAAACCGCTGTAAAAATTGAAGACTATGATAAGGATCTAGTTATATTTGGTGAGATGTTACAGACGCAGTTAGGTAAAACAAAAGAACAAGCTGCTAAAATAACAGAGGTAATGAGAAAAGCCTACGCCAAGGGGCTTGAACCAGAAAAAAAAGACGCTTCTAGCGAATATATAGATAGGTTAGCCGAAGCCGTAAATTACTACAAAGACCTGACTGGTTTTGAAGACACTTATCACGACAGGATGATTGAGCTAATAGAGGCTCGGAGGAAGGCGGATATCAATGCCACCGGAGATAAGGAGGCTGCTGAAGCCAAGTCTATCAAAGCCCGTAACGATCTTGCGGAAGAGATGTACGAAAACGAAGTAAAGCATATCAAAAACCAGTGGTCTGGTTACTCGGATATGTTTGAAGGTCTGAGTCAATTGTATGCTGAGGATAGTAGTGAGAGGAATAGGCTTCACGATATATCAATGGCATTCCAGATTGCAGAACAGGCAATGCTCATGGTTACAGCGGTTAAGGCCGCAGTTGTTGCGGTGGCAACCCAAGGTGAGGGAGATCCATATACCGCTTTTGCTCGTGTTGCTGCTATGGTTGCTACAATGGCTGCACTGCTTTCACAAGCTGGGGTAAGCTTTGGTGGTGGCGGTGGCGGTGATGTGGCCCCAGCTCTTCCAGCAAGTACCGTTCTTGGTGCAGAAGCTGGAACTGGTAGTAGCTCTATGGCTAATTCATGGGAGTTCCTGCAAGATACATATGATATGCAATACAGGGAACTGTCTGGTATTTATAATGAAATGAAGAAGCTGAATAGCAACATTAAGGGTCTTGTAACTTCCATTTTCAGGATGGGGGGAATTGATACATCTGGTATCCAAGTTGGGGAATATTTGGGAAGTGTGCAGGGCGTGTTTAACGACTTTGTATCAGCTACGTCTTTGGGTTTAACGGATATTTTTAATGATTTGACCTTTGGAATATCTGGTTGGATAGACGATACGGTATCAAGCTTAGTTGGTTCCATCTTTGGTGGTGGTGGCTATACGAATATAACGGGTTCTGGTATTTCTACTGGTGCAGGTTCTGTGGGGGGACTTAGCGGTGGAGTTGGGATAGGCGGACAGCAGTATACAGATGTTCATACCCACGAAGAAGGTGGCTGGTTCAGCTCAGACTCAGACTCTTATTATACTGCTTACAAGGCGCTTGATGAAAATGTTTCTCGGCTATTAGACATGGTATTCCAGAACATGAGTTCCACCCTTGTTGACTTGACTCTCAGCCTCGGTACGGATATGAATGAAACCCTGAATTATGTCTTTGCAGGGGCAAAGATAAATCTTAGTGGTCTAAGTTCCGAAGATGTCAACAAGACTCTAACTGAACACTTCTCCGCCCTTGGTGACAATGCTGTTGATGCTCTCTTCGGTGAGTTAATTGGTGCATACCAGCAATTGGGCGAAGGGATGCTTGAAACAGCTACTAGGATAGTTATTGACAAAGCCATTGTACTCGATACCCTTAAGATGACCGAGCAGTCTATCGGTTCCTATGCGCTTATCCTTCAAAAGTCTAGGCAGGTTGTAACCGATGAATGGAAAGCTTGGGCGGACGATGACTCTTGGAAGGATGCTTATGCTGCCTACAACTTTACTGATGAAGTCCTTGACTACCTTCTTGCTCTTAATCCAGCTCTTAGGGGTGCAGCACCCGCTCAATACGAGACTGAGTATTACGATGAAATAGCTTCAGATACAGCCTCGATGATTGCTTTTTCTGAGGCCATTATTGAAATGGCTGGTGGGCTTGATATACTTCGAGAAGCATCAGAAACATATTACGATAAGTTTTTCACAGAACAAGAAGCACAATTTAGGTTAGTGGGTCAATTAGCGGGTGCAATGGGAGACCTTAACTTGGCTTTCCCGTTAACCCGTGAAGGATATAGGGATATGCTGGAAGGATTAGACCTATCTACGGAAGCAGGGCAAAGGGCATATGTCGGTATGTTGAAAATGGCAGAAAGTGCCGATGCTTTCTATTCGTATATAGAAGACCTTAAGGGCGGTTTCATGGAATTGCGTGAAAGGATAATCGGCCCCACTGATACATTCGACAGCCTTATGGCAGAGTATGATACCCTTGATGAAGATTCTGCAACATACTATGTCGATAGTCTCGACCTTCTTACACGAATGACTGATGCGGCAGAAGGAAGTTTAGAACTCCAGCAACAGGAACTTGACTCGCTTAATTCACAGATAACCTCAATTGACGATATGATTATGAGGCTTACCGGTGGAGACTTGGCTCCAGTGCAAAGCGAAGAATGGTTTACGGGTAGATATCAAGACCTGCTTGGTGGGGTGACCACACAGGAGGGTGTTGATGAGCTTCTAGGATTCATACCAGAATATCTTGGTTTTATGAATGCATATGGTTCGGATATGGCATCACTTAATGCTTCGATAATTTCGGATATATCTGGGATAAAGGATGACTTGGTAGATAGACAGGTCGCCCTTCTTGAAGAAATAGCAGAAAACACTAACAATACATTACTAACAGATGTTTTGACTAGACTTGACGAGCAGTTAGCGGCGTTGACCCTACGGCTGGAAGAAGCGGTTATAGTTCCGATTGGAGGGACTATACCCGACGAAGTAGCTGGCTTACTTAACCCAGAATCAACGGTTCTCCCAAGTACCGAAACCGAGATGGCTAATTATTTAGGATCTTGGGGTATAGAAGGTGGTGGAGCTGGTGGAGAAGACATCGGTGTTGGAAGCTGGGAAGAAAGAGATCCATATGGAAATTTATCTCAAGAAACAAAAGATTGGGCAGATGCATTAGCATTAAAAACAGCTTTCGACGCTAGGGTTGATGAAATTAATCCAATGACCGGTGGGTGGCAGGGTTTTCTACAGGGAATGGCTGACATTCTGGGCTTTGCTGTTTCACCATTAACGGGAGCTTTGAGACAGGCTGTAATGTTCGGATTAGACTACAGTACAGCACAAACAGCGCTAGACGAGTTAGGAGAGCTTTATGGGGGAATACCAGATACGGGTTTATATGGAGATGCACTGATTGCAGAAATAACAGGGGTACCGGTTGCGACTGCACCTACGCTAGAAACAATGTATCCTGATTTGTTTACGGGGGATACCTTTAATGGGGGTGAAGATAGCGGTTATGCGGATGTGGGAGTCGATATGACTGGCGGTATGCCGAGCGGTGGGTACAATGGTACTGGAGCAAGCAATGGCGGCAATGGCAGTGGATTCTCTGGTGACACAGCGGGTGGTGAAGATGATGGTTGGGGGCGTAAATATGGCGGTCTTATTTCCGGCCCGGAATCTGGCTATTACGCAAAACTTCACGGAACAGAAGTGGTTGTCTCACAAAAGGGAGGAGGCATTCCGGTAGAAATGGGCTTCGGTGGATATATCGGAAGTTCCATGGATTTAAACAACCCAACTAACGGTAACTTCATGAAGTCTCTCGGTATTGACCCAGAAGCCATTGGTACAGCAATAGCAGAAAGACTCTCTGGAGACACCCACGTTCATGTTGAAATAGACGGAAATGAAATAGGGCATGTTGTTGTTAGCCAACTAAAGACAAACCCCGAATTAATAGAACAAACTAGAGGGATAATGTAATGGCTTATGAGATGTACGATTATTGTTCACTGGCGACTGCGGATAGTGATGTAACCCTAGACGTTAAACCGTCAAATACTTTGACAGAAACAAGCAATAAGAATGTAGAGATACATATGGGTGACGATGGTTCTGAAGAAAGAATAGCCCTAGATACCGATTCTATTTTCTTTGTAACACTGCAATGGAACCCTATAAGTGAAGCTGATTCTGGAACGGTTATGGATTTCTTTAATTCAACAACAAAGGGTTGTGGGACAGCCAAATCATTTAAGTGGATAAACCACGGTGAACCTAGTGCAAGTAGACATGTGTATGTGGTGCGTTTTGCATCAGAATTACCGAGAAGTGTCAGGCGTGGCTATATTTACGGGATTACTGGAGTCAAACTGAAAATTTTAGGCAAGATTGCAGATTAACCTCATAGGGATAAAGATATAATGTTAGCAACAACAGCGACACAAGATACGATTATAGCAAGCAATTACAAATCGGTTAGCTGGCTTTTTGATATTACCGACAAGAACGATGTAAGCTATAATTGGTCTACAAAAGCCTACACTTTTGATGGGACGAACTACACCTTTAAGATTATTAATTTCAGGGGTGTAACTCTAAATAGAGCAACGTCCGAAATGGGGATACAGTCACCATCTGGTTTTTCGTTTGGGATTTCCAATAAGGATAACACTATATCTGCGTCAGACCTTGCCGGTGGTACAGTCCTGTTAAGGCTAGCCATAGGTGACGGAACCAATGAGTCTGCTATACGACAGTTTAAGTTTAAGATTAAACACGCTGCCGATGTATATCAGTCTATCTCTGTGGTGTGTGAGGATTTTATACAGCAATATCTTGAGGGAGATTACCCCAACACTGCTTCCATAAGCGCATTATTTCCGCCTGCTGATAAATACGAAGAAAGGGATTTGTGTGTTCCTGCCACATTTGGAACTCCATACATTCCACTTAGGCCAGCTATTTGCAGGACAGCATCTGTTTCAACCCCAGAAAGGTTTTACCTACTAGGCGAAGTCGGTACGTATTCTATATCAAAGGTAAGGCAACCGAGAACATTTGGTTCCACGGTATGGTCGTCTGGTTCATATGCATTTACCCAGAGTACCGTTTCGGATACAAACGGGAAGGTGTGGCAAGCATTCCAACCTATTATTGCTAAGTCATCGAGCGAGGCTTCACTAGACTCCTGTGGTCTCTGGGCAGAATCAGATTCCTATATGTTTGACATGCCAGCACAGTTTTCCAAGAGTTCTTCGGTTGCCACAACCAATCCAAGAGACGTAATAGAATCGGTGCTGTTAGGATTTGGGACTCCATCAACCGATATAGATTCAGCAGTAACATTTGCCTCGGCAGATTCTACATATGATTCGTGGGGGTTAGCATTTAATGGAGCTTTCTATTATAAAGAAGCACGTGGCAAGCTGCTTGCTTCACTTTTGAACCAGTGCCATTCCACGCTCTATAATAATGAAAAAATAGAACTGCACGTCCTTTCAAAAACTTCGCAAAAGACCATAACAAGTTCAGACGTTGTTAAAAGCGGTGAAGTGGGCAAGGGAACGTTCAAGACATCTGCTATAACACAGAAGCAATCAGACTCTGGATACATAGCATACCAGAAGTCAGACGATTCTCAGGACGAACTCGTTAAGTACATGGTTCCGGCAAAGTCAACTACAGATAATGTTTCAAACGACACGCTGGCAATCCCGTTTGTAAAGAACTCAGACCACACACAGCGGTTAGGAAGCCTATACTTCCAGCGAAAACTTCTGAAAGAATCCACAGCTTCGTTCACTGGCAAGGCAAAACTTGTTGCACTACAACCAGATGATGTAATCACAATTAATGATACAGATTACGGTGGAAACTATGATGTTCTAATAGACTCCATGACAATAAACAAAGATGCATCAATATCGTT